ATCTATTAAATTTACAAGAAAAAAATTACATAAAAATACTAGAAGATGAAACGATACTAAGAGAAAAAGGTAAATTATTAATAGAGTTTCTTTCAATAGAAGGTATTGGCTCAATAAATAGTAAAAAAACAATAAAGAAATCATCTAGAGCGATTGATAATGATTTAAAAAATTTCATAGAAAAGTATAGGCTACTATGGAAAGGATTAAAACCAGGTTCAATGGGTTCAACAGATGCGTGTAGAGAAAAACTACAAAGATGGATGTCATTTAATCCACAATATTCTACAGATGATATATATAATGCTTCAAGAGCATATATAAAATCAGTAGATAACTATCAATATCTACAGCAAGCAGACTATTTTATATATAAAAAAGATGCATTTGGAGAACAAAGTAGATTGTCTAGTTTTATAGACGAAGATGGTGAAGTAACAGAAGATTGGACTAAAACATTAAAGTAACATATGAGTGAAAAAAATGAATTATTTTTAAGAACGTTTAATAATATTGAAAGTAAACGTCAAAGAATACTAGATGGTAAAATAAATTGCATCCCTTGGAATTTACCAAGATTTGAACACGAATCTCCTGGTATAGAGCAAGGTAAAATGTATATGATTACTGCCCACCCAAAGGACGGTAAAACTCAATTAACCGACTGGCTATTTCTATATAACACTGTACAGCAGGTAATAGATGACGGATTAGACGTAAGGTTAAAGATATTTTATTTTACATTAGAAATGAGTAAAGAAGAAAAAATGCTTTCTTGTTTCTCAAATATATTGTATGTTAAAGAAGGTATAGTCATATCTCCTAAAGATTTAAAATCCACACAAGTATCTAAAGTCTTAAATAAAGATGTGTTAGATACTTTAAAGAAATATAAACCATATTTTGACAAAATAGAAGAAATAGTAGAGTTTATAGATTCAGTAAGGCATCCGTTTGGGATATACGATTTTACTAGAAAATATGCAATGGCAAACGGAACTATTCATTACAAAGAAGTAGTGATAGATGGAGTTCCAAATAAAATAGTAGACAGGTATGAAGCAAACGATCCTGATGAATATGTTATGGTAATTATTGATCACATAGGTTTGATATCTCCAGAAAAAAGAAATGGAATTCACCTAACGTTACACGAAAGTATGTCTGTATTGTCATCTGACTATTTGATAAAACTTCGTAATAGATTTAATTACATACCGATAATGGTACAACAGCAAGCTTTAGCTGGTCAAAACCTTGAACATAAAAAAGCAGGTGCATTAAGACCATCTATAGCAAATTTAGGAGACAATAAATTAACGAGTAGGGATGTAAATGTCGCTCTTGGTATATTTAGTCCTTTTAAAAATGAAATACCAGAATATATGGGTTATGATATAACAAAATTTAAAGACAATATAAGATTTTTAGAAATAATAATTGCAAGAGATGGTGGTGCAGGAACCATTTGTCCATTATATTTTAATGGTGCAGTAAATTATTTTAAAGAACTACCATTGCCTAGCGATAATGTTGGAATAGAAAAAGTGTATAAATTTATGGAGGCAATAAAAAATAAATAAATGAGAAAACTATCGTCAAACTACAGTGTCACATATACATTACTGAATAAAAATACAAAGTCATTAATAAATGAAAGTAAAACAGCTTGCTATTCAAAACTATATAGATCAAAGATACAAGAAACAGATATTCTTATATTAGAAGATTTTTTAGCAGAAGAAACAAGTCAATATTCAAAAAGATATATAAGAAGAATAGCTAAAATATGTCAAGTAAGAATAGTTTTATTAGAAGAGAATAGAGTTACAATTACTGGGTTTCAAAGTAGATTTTTATTGAAACTATTTACTACGTTATTTAGAATATTATTTGAAATTTATTCAGAATATGGAGATCATACATATGCTAAAAAAACACAAGAATTTTTTAAGTCTTATGTAGGTAAAAGAAATACCACCAAGTACAAAGATATGTTAGAAAGGCTAATATATCATTATCAAAAAAGCAAATGCTATCACGGTCCAGGACATGGGATATCTAGAGATCAAAATCAAAAAATCAAAATAAAAAGTACAGATCAATTGATTGATTGGGTAGATGAATCCGGAGATATGCAAGATTTTTTTAAATAAAAATAAAGAATGATAAAACTACCTACTGAAAGGATTAAAGCAAGTAGAGTAAATCCAAGAAGTATAATTCTTTTTGGAAAGCCAAAGATTGGCAAAACAACAGCTATCTCACAATTAAAAGATTGCTTAATAATAGATCTAGAAGGCGGAACAGATTATGTTGACGCTTTGAAGATTGATATTATTAAAGTAGCTCAAGAGGAGAATTTGCAACCAATAAAAGCATTAAAAAACTTAATTGATACGCTTAAAAAGGCAAATGAGGCAGCAAAAGGCTTTGTGTATAAATACGGAGCAATAGATACTATTAGTGTCTTAGAAGATATGGTAATGCCAATAGCATTAAATCTATATAAGAATACAGTTCAAGGGAGAAACTTCCAAGGAGATAATGTATTAGATTTAGCAAATGGGGCAGGATATCAATATACTAGAAAAGCACTATGGATGGTATTAGAGGAATTAAAAGAATGTTTTGAAACATTAATAATAATTTCTCATTTAAAAGATAAGTTACTAGAGAAGGATGGAAAAGAAATGAATGAGCGTGGAATTGACCTTATAGGTAAATCTGCTACTATACTATCAGCGCATGTAGACGCATTAGGATATATGTATAGAGAAGATAATGAAACGTTAGTTAATTTTATGGCATCTGAATCAATAACTTGTGGATCACGTTGTGATCATTTAAAAGACAAAAAGATAGCGTTAATTACTTCTGATGAATCTGGAAAAATTACGGTTGATTGGTCTAAAATATTTATTAAAGAGTAAGTTTATTTTGCAGTTAGAGTTCTGCATAATAAAAACTCAATTTTAAATAATAATAAAAAAAATACAAAGATATGAGTAATTTCAATTTGAATGGAGAGGATTTTAAATCGAAGAGTTATGCGGTTTTTAATAATGGAGTAGCTGGAAAAGTAGAAAATGTATCTATTAATATAGATAAAAAACAACCAACTGATGCTGATAATGCACCAGATTATAAAATCAATTTTGTTGATGCAAATGGTACTGTAAATATGGGTATTTATTACCCAAGTTCTGATGCAACTGAACAACAAACTAAAACGCAAATTAGCAAAGCACTAGCTATTACTAGAGCAGTAATGGGAGATGACTATGTATTTGAATCCGTAAATAGCGCTAAAGAAGCTATAGATTTATGTATGAAAGTTTCAAAGAAAAATAGTGAAGATGCTAAAGTAAACGTATTTGTTTCTTACGGTACTGTAGGTAGTCCAAAGAAATATCTTGGCGTTTATAAAACATTTGACTTTATTGAGAAAGCAGGATCAGTACCTTCTAAATTAAGAAGAACTAAAAATCCAGCAAAACCTCAATATGATGATTTGCTAGAAGTTATAGAGGCAGACGAACCAGCATTAGCTACTACAGGTTCTTCAGATACTTCTGATTGGTTGTAATAATAAATAATTACCAATGCTTGCTGTTAGGGCGTACATTCGAGTAAAAAGGGTTTGTATTTAGTACGTCAAACCAGAAACCCTGATTTTATGTAAGCATCGGGGGCTAACCCGAAATGGCTATAAAAAAGACCCAGGTTGGTAATGGATTAGGGTATTCCTGGTCGGTTTGTTGTGTAGTTTAACGGTAGAATAGGCCTTATTTAATAGGCTAGATGCGGGTTCGAATCCTGTCACGACATCAAAATTAACTAATAAATAAAAAATTATGAAAAATGAACAATTCCCATCGTGTTGTGCGATAAATTTATTGACTGGATTTGGAAGAACAAATACATCTTTCTTTTCAGATTCTACAGAAGAAGAAATGATAGATTTCATACAAGAACAAAGACAAAATTATCATGAAGGTAAAATACAAATGATAGTTCTTAATGAAATTCAATTAGCTTCTATAGGTAGAAAAATGTTTTTAAAACTAGGTTTTAGAATAAGATGTTTAGGTCTGTATACAGGTCACGGAAATAAAATATATGTTTTAAGTTATAATCCAAATGGAAATCCAGCAATATGACAATAAATTTAAATAAAAAATTAGTAACAAAAGAAACATTGTTAAGTGAAATAACAGATGTTGAAGTTTATCAAATGTATTTAGAAGACAATTTTGTTTTTAATAAGACAATAAAGTCTCCATTAAGAGAAGAGGAAAATGCTTCTTTTGGATTCTTTTTAGGTGAAAATGGAGAAATATGCTTTAAAGATTTTTTACTAGGAGCAGGTGATTGTATAAAATTTGTACAATTAAAGTTTGGTCTAAACTTTTTTGAAGCAATGAGTAAAATAGTTTTAGATGCTAAATTAGAAAATAGATTTATTATTAAAAACACATTTAAAACTACAATAAATAATTTTATTCAAAGCGAATCAAGAGAAGAATTAATATCAAGTATAAATAATTTTAAGTTAAGAAAAAAGAAAAGAGATTTTAAACTTTATGATTTATCTTATTGGAATCAATTTGGCATCACACATGAAACTTTATTAAAATACAAAGTAGAACCTATTAGTCATATATTTTATGGAGATAGAATTGTTCTTGCTGAGAAATTAGCATATTCTTTTGAAGAAAATAAAGATGGGTTAGTTACATATAAAATATATCAACCTAATAGTGAAAAATACAAATGGATAAACAATCATAATGAATCTGTATGGCAAGGATGGGAACAACTTCCATATAAAGGAGAGTTATTAATAATAACAAAATCTTTAAAAGATGTTATGGCTATTAAGGATGTTTGCGGCTTAAATGCTGTTTCTTTACAGGCTGAAGGTGTTCTTCCTAAAAAACAAGTTATAGAGGAATTAAAAAGAAGATTTGAGGTTCTTTACATACTATATGATAATGATTTTGATAAAGAAACTAACTGGGGTAGAGACTTTGGTAGAAAATTGTCAATGGAACATGATATATGTCAAATAGAAATAGACAGCTCTTATAAGTCTAAAGATTTTAGTGATTTAGTAGCTATTCATGGAAAAGAAGAAGCGAGAAAAGTATTAACAGATTTAATAGAATTACCATTTTAACAAAAAAAATATATAAATTATGAAGTACATACTAATATTATTTGCATACGAGTTTTTAAGGTCAAAGTTAATTTGGCTGTGGTATTATTTAATTAAAAAAGGAACAGAATAAATAAAAAATAAAAGTTATGGCACAGTTATTTTTAGGAATTATAGGAGCATCTTTCGCTTTAGGAGGATTGCTAGTGGTAGGGGTAATGATGGTTCAGGACATATGTAAGTATGTAAGAAACAGATAGGTTATGAAAGAAATAAAATTATAAAATGATTAAAAAAGTATTTAGAAAATCTATGCTAATAAGATCATCTGGAAGAAGTACAGATTATATATCACCTAGTTTTGGATATGGATGTTTGTATAATTGCTCTTATTGCTATATGAAGCGTCATAAACCTTCAGGATTAGATATTGCTAGAAATACAAACGATATATTGACGGAAATTAATTCACATGCTTATTTTGATGTTACAGAAAAACCTAATCAGACTCATGAGAAATATATAACTTATGATATAAGTTGCAATGAGGATTTTGCTTTGCATGCTAAATATCATAACTGGGAACATATATTTAGATTTTTTAAAAATCATGAAATAGCAATGGGATCATTTGCTACTAAATATGTTAATAAAGATCTTTTATCTTATAATCCAGAAAGTAAAATTAGAATTAGATTTTCATTAATGCCTCAGATATATTCTGACCAACTAGAACAAAATACATCTAAAATAATAGATAGAATAGAAGCTATAGATGATTTTATAGAAGCTGGATATGATGTTCATATAAATTTCAGTCCAGTAATAGTAGTTGATGGTTGGTTAGAAGAATATGCTGAGTTATTTAAACAAGTAGATTCTATTGTTAAATATAAAGACAAAGTAAAAGCTGAAGTTATATTTTTGACGCACAATGAAAAAAAGCATAATTACAATATAGAAAACAATTTACCTGGCGAAGAATTGTTATGGTTTCCTAGCTTACAAGAAAGAAAAATATCTCAATATGGAGGAGATAATATAAGATACGAACATAATAAAAAAAAACAATATATAGAAGATTTTAAATCAGTTCATAGTAGGATAATTCCTTGGAACAAAATAAGATATATATTTTAAAAACAAAAAATATGAAAAAATTATTATTAGGAGCTCTACTATTATTGAGTATGTCAATGTTTTCACAAGAAGGAGCTTTTGTTAGAAAATATACAAAATATATCATTACACTTAATAGTGTTTTAGGAGAATGTAAAGACGGTGAATCAACCATTGTCTATAACGAAGGTAATACTACAAATATAGGTATATATCTTAGTAGTGAAAAAATATTACTTTATGCTGTTGGAAAAGTTGAAAAAGGCAAGACTACAAGTGGTTCTGAATATCAAATTGTTAGATGTGTTAATCAATCTAGTGGTAAAAATGTTTGGCTTCAACTATT